AGGAAATGATGTTAATGATGAGCAACTTTGCCAAGCTTGACTAAAATTAGTAACATTTTCAAAATGTCCTGTATCAGATGCACTAATAACCATATTTGAACAACCGTAAAAAGCAAGTGCTTGACTTGTACTTCCCAAAGCATAAATACCAAAATTCTTAATGTCTAATAATTTTAATTTATCTCCACCATTATTAAAATAACATTGTGGAAAACTACCACTTATTCTAATGTCATACGTTCCTGCAGTTGGAAAAGTAATAGTTGTGCCACTTGTTAGTCCTGTTATAACTTGACCATCACTTGTTTCAATATCATAAGCATACCCTGTCCCTGTTGTTGGTAGTGTAAATTTATTAGTAGCTGATGTACCTGCGTTGTCCGTTTTAACAGTAATTATAAAACGTTGGTCAGGTAGTGTAAACGTACTTGTTATATCGTTAACGCAATTTAATGCTTCTACTGTAAACCCTTCCTCTAATACCCTTGCATTATAGGCTGTTGTTATTGCATTATAAAGATTAAAGTTTAATATTTCTATTTTTGGATTAAATGTAGGGGAAGCTAACTTTACGTAAATAGTGTAGGCTGGTATATCTTTAGCTGCTGTAAAATATAAACTACCCGATGTTTCATGTCCTATATATGAACCTATAATGTTTTCACCAAAAACTGTAGATTCAACATTAGATGATGATACAGATGCAAAATTATAAGGTAAATCATAAAAACCACTATTGTTTCTTTTAGATTCTAAAGTTACATAACCCGGACCCTCCAATAAGGTAACTATGTATTCACTTCCAGATGTTATAGCATCGGGGATAAGTTCTCCTGTGGTTCTTAATAATGAACCTGATATTAAACTCATATATTGAATTATTTGATTATAAATATGTAGAAAATATAAAACCCAAACAAAATATTTTAAAAATAATATACTATAAATTTGGCTCTCCAGGACACCCTTTGTATATTTAAGTGTTCGAAAAGTTCGAATAATAAAGGTTAATTTTAAAAATAAAGGTATGTTAAATTTACAAAATTCAGAGTTCAAAAGTTTAGAAGAGTTAAAATTATCAACTCCAAGTATTTTTACACAAGTAGGCTCAAAAGAAACTTCAAACAAGTATACCCACATCCCAACGGATCAAGTTATTAAAGATATGGAATTATTAGGATGGGGTGTTGCTGATGCTAAAGAAGTTAAGGCACGTAAAGAAAAAACAATGGGTTTTCAAAAGCATTTAGTTGTCTTTAGAAACCCAGAAGTTGTTATTATAGGTAAAGATGGAGATAAGGTTTTCCCACAAATCCTACTTACAAATTCTCACGATGGAAAAAATTCTTTTACTTTTACTGCCGGGTTATTTAGAATGGTTTGTGAAAATGGGATGGTAATTGCTACAGAACAATTTGAAGATTTTAAAATTCGTCATATGGGTTATGATTTTTCAACTTTACAAACTACAATTAAAGAAATGGTTGAAAAATTACCTTTAACTGTTGAAGCTATGAACAAAATGAAAGAAGTTGAATTAGAAGAAGAACAAATGTTTGATCTGGCCAAATCATTTCTTGATTTACGATTAGGGGAGAATATTGGATATAAAGATTCAGCAATTGGAGAAGTTTTAAGTATTCAACGTCCTGAAGATGAAGGTAATGGTTTATGGGAAGTATTTAATCGTGTACAAGAAAATATTATGGAAGGTAATTTTAAATATCTTACGGTTAAAGGAAAACTACGCCAAGCTAGAGTTATTAAGAATTTTAAACAAGACCAAGAATTAAATAAAAGATTATTTTCTAAAGCATTAGAATATATTTTGTAAAGTAATATTACCTCCTGAATTTATATTTGGGGGGGTTTTAAGGAAAAAAGAAGAATTATAAATAATAATAAGTAATCATGAGAGAAGAATTAATTAATGACTTAATTTCTGTTATAAAAATAATGGAAGAAATTTGGAAATACCATCCTGATAATCCTAATCAAGAGAATATTATTGCTGAGTATACACAATTAGAAAAAATTAGGGGAGATATAGAAAATGAGTTAAAAGTTTTAGATTAAATTTAATATTTATAAGAAATATATAAAAATGGATGCTAATAAAATATTTAGTTTATTTGATAATGATTCAGGGGTTTTAGAATCTAAAATAGAGATTAGTAACTCTTTAGATGATTTAAAAAATAACCCTGTAATTAAGATAGGAATGTTTACTAAATTAATTTTAAATCATCAGGTATTTCATTATAATTTAGAGAAATTTCTAAAAAAAGAAGAACCTACATATAATATAGAATCTACAAAAGAATCTTCTGAATTTATAGTATTTGATAGGGCTTGGTTTTATATTAATCAAATTGATATTTCTCAAAAAGAGGATGTTGATGCCCTTTTGAATTTTAACCCAAAAACATTAAATAGTGCTCTAGAAAATGCAATTATATATTTTGAAAATAGAGAAGAATATATTAAATGTGCTCATATATTTAAAATCCAACAAATTTTAAGTGAAGATAAAATATAATTAGGATATTAAAAATCCTATTCGTAGATTCTAAACATGGGTTTTGAAAATAAGGAATAAGAAATATATAAAAATAAAGGATATAAAATAATTTTATCCCATAAATAAATGTAAATTATGAGAAATAGAAATCTAATAGATAAAAAGTTAGAAAATTTGGAATCAACATTAACTAACCTACAACGAATTGTTAATACTCAGGAATCAATCGAAGTTTATAAAATTAACATTGGAAAGGCTTTAGGATTAGTGGATGACCTAAGGAGTATGGTTGAAGGAGAACCTATGAGTCCAGGGGAAATAAATAGATTTTAATGTTATTCCCTATCAAATCCCGGACTAGATACATAGCCCATAACCCAACAGGTGAGCTATTATGGGCAATTACAAAAGCAATAAAAAATAAAAAAAATAAAAGTTATGAATCTAACAGCAGAACAAATCCAAGAAAATTGGGTTGAATTTAATAATAATATTAGTACCTATATTACTGGGGATCGTAAACAAAAATTATTAAATTTCTATACCAAATATGAAGACCGTATTATTTTAATGCCTGCGGCTAATAATATAAAATACCATTCAGCCTTTCCTGGGGGATATATAGATCATGTTAATCGCGTGGTTAGAGGAGCATTGGCCATATCCAACGTTTGGGAATCATTTGGTTGTAATATGACGTCATTTACCCAAGAGGAATTAATATTCTCAGCTATCAATCATGACCTAGGTAAAATGGGTTCCGATACTGAGGATGCATATATTACTCAGACAGATAATTGGAGACGTGATAAAATGGGTGAAACATATGCATTTAATGCTTCATTACCATTTGCCTCAGTCCCAGATCGTAGTTTATTCCTACTCCAGCAACATGACATCAAATATACCTTTAATGAAATGGTTGCTATTCAGACACATGATGGTTTATATGATGAAGCAAATGGAAAATATTTAAAATCATTTATGCCTGAAACTAAACCTCGCACAGCACTTCCATTTATCTTACATCAGGCTGATCTTATGGCCGCTCGTATTGAATTCGAGATTGAATGGTTACCCAAGCTCTCAAAAAATAACGTGGATGTGTCAAAGAGTAATCATATCTTACCTATAAATAAAAAAACCAACACTAAATCCAAAGCACTTAATAATATTTCAAGTTTAGGATTAAGAAATATGTTAGATAACTTATGATGTATGTTATAATAGGAATATTAGTATTATTGGTCGTTACTCTAGGGTATACGACCATTAATCTTTTACTCAAAAACGAAAAAGTAGAAGATGTAGTGTCATCCCAATCTCAATTTATTAATTCTCTATCTTCACAAATAGAAAAATCATCAAAAAAACTAGAAGAAATAGATAAAAAAGGATTATTTGAAGGTGATGATGAAATAGGTTGGTTTTTTAATGAAATAAAGAAAATTCAAAATGATATATCCCAATACAAAATCAATTTATAAAGATTTATGGAACTAATTAAAAAAAAAAGAAAACCTAAAAGTAAAAATTATTTTACTCAAGAAACAGAGGACGCCATTATATTATATAATAAAACATCTTCCCCCCAAATTCGAAGTATGCTTTATGAAAAACATATCCACTATCCCTTTTTTAAACTTACCCAAAACATAATTCATACCTTTAAATTTTACCACACTGAAGTTGAAGATTTAGAACATCTTCAACATGAGTTAATTATTTTTCTTTTAGGTAAAATTCATCTTTATAGTCATAAAAACAATCTACAAAAAAGGTTTATTAAAATATGTAGAGAATTTGGGGTGGTATATAATGGTAACTTTAAAGAATATGTTGGGGAAGTTGATAGGGTACATCAAGAACAAATAAATTCTTATATTAATACCTTAAATATAAATAATGATGTTTGTTTAAATAAACTTAAAAAATTAACACCCCCTAAAGCTTATTCATATTTTGGTACCATTGTAAAACGTTGGTTAATTTTATATAGTAAAAAAAATTATAATAAAAAAATTAACAGAGTTGATATAGATATTTTAACTAAAGAAAATTCCCCACATACCTACCATATGGGGGAGGACCAAGTTAAAAGTGATTTAAATAAATATATAAATTTATTTGTAGATTACACCTCAGATAATATATATAATCTGTTTCCTAAAAAAAATGATGCACAAGTAGCGGATGCAATCCTAGAATTATTTCGTAGAAGAGAAAAAATAGAAATATTTAACAAAAAGGCACTTTATATTTATATTAGAGAAATGGTTAATGCTAAAACACCTAAGATTACTAAGATAGCAGATCAATTATATACTATATTTAAATCTAATTATGTATTTTATTTAGAAAATGGTTACGTTAAATTCTAGTTTTCCCCTATATTCATATTTATAATAAAATAACCGTATGGGATCATTAGATAGTACTATATTTGGAAAGAAGAAATTTTCAAATATTTTAGAAGAAATATATAATAATCAAAAGAAAAAAGAAACCCAAATTTCAGGTTTAATATCCGAATTAAAACCCCTTATTAAAGATTTAGGGGATGCAACTTTAATTGTTCCACTTATTAAGGAATATATGGAAATTGGTATTAAAAACGACGAACAATTAATTAAAATGGCTACTATAATACAACGCACACTTAATAATAGTTCTAGTGATGATTCCAGTGGTATAACCGAGGAGGAAAAAGCTGAATTGATGGCTGAGTTAGATAACTTGAACAATAATTTTAAAGAAAAAAATGGCAATTAAGTCGGGATTTGCAAATTTTTCTACTCAGAATGAATCTTATTCTATTCCCAACTCCCCTCTAACTGATAACAAACCTCAGTCTTACAGAGTTAAGGATATTATACTAGATAACACACACCCCAAATTTAAACAATATGGGGGGTGGAATGGTATAGGTACTATAGAATTTGAACCTATAACTAAAAATTCAGGAGGTGATATTCAAAATCCAATTGCAACTCCTTTAATCCCTTATTTAAAAAACTATCCTTTAGTAAATGAAATAGTAGTAGTATTTAAATTAATTAGTCGAGATATTAATCAAGCAAATGATTCTACCTCCTTTTATTATTTAAATTCATTAAGCCTATGGAATCACCCTCACCATAATGCTTACCCCAACATTATTCACACCACTCAAGTTCCTAATTCACAACAAAAAGATTACCAAGAAATAGAAGGGGGTTCTGTACGTAGAGTAACAGATAATTCAACTGAAATTAATTTAAATTCTCCTAAAATTGGGGGTACTTTTATAGAAAAAACAAATATTCACCCTCTTTTATCTTATGCTGGGGATGTTATTATTGAAGGGAGATTTGGAAACTCATTACGTTTAGGTAATACCTCTAAATCTAAAGGAACTATTAAAAATCTATGGTCAGGAGGTAAAAGTGAAAATGGAGACCCCATTACTATATTACGTAATGGGCAACCATCCAATTCTACCGAAGAGGGGTGGATACCCATCATAGAAAATATAAATAAGGATCTAGGATCCATATATC